CGGTGTTCGTGGACGGCGAGAACTACTTCGCGATCTACGCCCCCAAGGCCGAGATCTACCGTGCCGACGACATCTCGTTCGGCGACACGGAGTCCCTGGCCGGCCTGCCGATCGGCGTGAAGCCGATGGCCTTCGGCTCGAACACCTACACCTACGCGATCACCCCGCTTGGTGCAAGTGTCGCAACCGGCGCGACCGCCGGTACGCCTGGCTCCTTCACCCCGGACGGCTCGGTCGCCCCGGCCAACCTCGGTGCGCTGGCCTCGGTCATCGCCACCCCGAGCTCGGCCTGGACCGCTGGTCAGCGCGTCATCCTCGGCGACGCGAGCAGCGCCCACTGGGACGGCGACTCGTGGGAGTCCGGCTCCGCCTGATCAGGGCTCATCTGATCTTCCCCGCTGTGCAAGTGGTGCGGACCTCCTTGCACGGCGGGGGCCCTTCGGGGCTCTTCGCTCGACGGTCCGCGCTCTGTTCACCCCACCTACTTGGAGGTCCGCAACCCCATGGCCGTTTTCTCTCTCGACAACATCCGTGCCGCCGCTGAAGCGAAGTACGGCTCCACCGACATCGACCTGGGCGACGGCTTCGTCACCCGCCTGGTCAACCCGCTGCGCCTGCCGAAGGAGAAGCGCGCCGAGCTCCTGAAGATCCAGGAGAAGATGGACGGCGACGACGTCGACCAGGAGCTGGTGCTCGCGGACGCGGTCCGCCTGGTCGCCGAGAACCCGAAGGCGGCCGAGAAGCTGCTCGACGCGGTCGGCTCCGACCTCGCGGTCCTGGCCCAGATCTTCGCGACGTACAGCGAGGGCACCCAGGTGGGGGAAGCCTCGGCCTCGGAGAGCTGATCGACAAGTACGGCGAAGGCATCTACCCCGACCTGCTCTTCCACTACGGAGTGGACCTCACTGAGGTGATAGCAGGTCGGGGGCCCTCGCCGGCCCTTGTCCTCGCTCTTGTGCAGAGGCTTCCTGACACGTCCCTCACCATCGCCCTCGCGTCGGGCGGCAGGGACCACTTCGGCTGGGGGCTCGACCGCCACATGCAAGCCGACATCTTCGACGCGATCAACCAGAACACCAGAGCAACTGGCCAGTGGGGCAAGGGCAAGGCGCCCAAGATCCCGCTGTGGCCCCGCCCCAAGCCCGAGAAGAAGACCGCGGGCTCCGAGGGCAAGAAGGGTCGCCGCGTCTCCGTGGCGGATCTCTACAACAAGTTCAACGCCAAGCGGAGGTAAGCGATGCCCCAGGGTCAGGTCATCGGACGCGTCAGCGTCCGCGTCCTGCCGGACACCAGTGAGTTCCGCCGCAAGGCCGAGAAGGAGCTCTCCAAGGAGGAGAAGCGGCTCAAGGTCGAAGTCCAGGTCATGCCGAACATGGCCGGCTTCGAGCGGCAACTCCTCACCGAGATCAGCAAGATCAGCCAGCGCAACCGTCAGTCGGACGCGCGCAAGGTGAAGATCTACACCCGCATCGACACCTCGACGATGACGGGCGAGCTGGCCAAGGCGATCCGGAAGTACAACGACAAGGCACGCACCGGCCAGAAGGTCCAGCTCCAGACCGAGCTCGACGCGGGCGAGGTCAAGCTGAAGATCAGCGAGCACTCCCTGCGCGAGATGACGCACCAGCTCAACAAGTGGCGCGACGACAACTCCCCGCTGAAGATCAAGATCGAGCCGGACGTCTCGGGCCTCAGTAGCGCCGCCACGTCCGCCCGGCTGGGTCTGCTGACCCGGCCCCGCAAGGTGCCGATCATCCCCGACCTGAACAACGCCGCGGTGACCAAGGTCGCTACCGCGCTGGCTGCCCTGTCGGGCGTCCGGGTGCTGAACAACCTCTTCGAGAAGTTCAGCAACATCCTGCGCAACCTCGACAAGAGCGTCCCGATCATCGGCACCCTGGCCTCGGCCATCGCGGGTGTCGCCTCCATGGCGCTGGCCGGCGCGAGCAACCTCTTCGCCCTGTCGGCCTCGCTCGCGCAGATCGGGCCAACAGCCGCGCTGCTGCCCGGACTTCTGGGCGGCTTCGCAGTCGGCCTCGGCGTCACGATCGCCGCCTTGAAGGATTTCAACAAGGAGATCCCCGAGGTCAAGCAGACCCTCTCGGAACTCCAGAACGTCATCAGCTCCAACTTCTGGGACAAGGCCCGCGAGCCCATCAAGGAGATGGTCGACAGCCTTCTCCCCGCCTTCCGTAAGGGTGTCGCCGACACGGCCACCGAACTCGGCGGGTTCTTCGGCTCGTTCGCCTCCGACCTCGGTTCGTCCCTGAGCCCCGCGCTGGGCCAGATGTTCACCGACCTCTCGAAGTCGATCACCATCGCGACCGGCGGCACGCAGGCGTTCGCCGACATCATCGCGACCCTCGGCAAGGTCGGCACGTCCTACCTGCCGCAGCTCTCGCAGTGGTTCGTCAACATCTCCCAGCAGTTCGCCGACTTCCTGAAGGCCAAGGGCGAGAACGGGATCAAGGCCGAGATCGACGAGGGCATCCAGGCCCTGAAGGATCTGGGCGGCGTCCTCTACAACGTCTACGGCATCCTGTCCGGCGTCGCTCGCGCGGCGACCGAGGCGGGCGGTACGTCTCTCGGCTCGCTGAACAAGGCGCTCGCCGGCATCCACAAGACGGTCGACTCCCCCGGCTTCCAGTCCGGCCTGGTCGACGTCTTCAAGGCCGCGCACCAGGCGATGAACAACATCGCCACCACGTCCGGCCCGGCTGTCGAGAACCTGTTCAAGCAGCTCGGTTCGCTCCTGACCACGGTCCTCCCGCAGGCCGGCCAGATCATCGGCACGGCGCTGAAGGCGGTCGCTGACGCGCTCGCGCAGCCCGCTGTGACTCAGGGCATCACCGCCATGTTCACCGGCCTCCAGCAGGCCGTGGACGCCCTCGCTCCTGCGATGGCTCCGCTGGGCCAGGCGCTCGGCGCGATCATGCAGGTCGTCGCCGCGATGCTCCCGGTCTTCGCCCAGCTCGTGACAGCTGCGATCGTCCCCCTTGCGGGCGCGTTCGCCACGCTGGCCCCGCAGCTCATCCCGATCGTCCAGCTCCTCGGCGGCGCGCTGACGCAGGCGTTCCAGGCCCTGGCCCCGGTCATCGAGCAGCTCGTCCCGATCGTCGGGCAGGCCCTCGGCACCGCGTTCCAGTTCCTCTCGACGATCCTGCCTCCGATCGCCGCGATCTTCGGTCAGATCCTCCAGGCCGTGATGCCCCTGGCGTCCGCCCTGATGGATGCACTGGCTCCGATCCTGCCCGTTCTGGCGCAGGCGCTGACCACGATCTTCACGGCCCTCCAGCCGGTGATCGCCATCGCCCTCCAGATCATCTCGGCAGTCATCACGCCTCTGCTTCCGATGCTGTCCGAGGTCATCCAGTCCGTCCTGCCTCCGCTGGCCGACGCGATCTCTCGCGTGGTCGAGGCGCTCCAGCCGTTCCTCCAGGCACTGCTCGCGGTCGTCAACTTCCTGATGCCGATCCTCGTGCCGGTGCTCCAGTTCATCATCGAGATCCTGGCCGGCGCCCTCGTCGCTGCGGTCAACGGTGTGGGCCTGGTCCTTGAGGGACTGAAGGAAGTCTTCGTCGGCGTATGGGACTACATCGTCGGCTACTTCAAGATGATCTGGGGCATCTTCGAGGGCCTCTTCACGGGCAACTGGGACACCTTCAAGGAGGGCTTCTCCCAGCTCTGGAAGGGCATCGTCACGATGCTCAAGGGCGTCTGGGACGTCATCCTCGGTGCGCTCGAAGTCTTCCTGAACATCGGCATCATCGGCGCGGCCGGCAAGGGCCTGAAGGCCATCGGCGCACTGTTCAAGGCCGGTTGGAAGGCAGTCGCCGAGATCTTCACGGGCGCGTTCAGCGCGCTCCGCGGATACGTCGGCGTCGGCATGACCGGAATCCGCGGTCTCGTCTCTGACGGCATCGCCGCGATCGGCCGGTTCTTCTCCTCGGGCTGGACGACGATCCGTACCACCGCCTCCTCGGCGCTGGGCAAGCTGGTCTCCACGATCAGCGAGTGGGTCGGCAAGGCCGTGACCACGGTCAAGGGCCTACCCGGCAAGGCGAAGTCCGCGCTCGGGTCGCTCGGCTCGACGCTGATG